CTGACCTAACGGTTGGCATGTCTGAAATGAGATTAGCGGCGTAATAACCGTTGATCACAGGGTCTGGCCCACCTGGTAACAGAACGGGCCATAACTAATGCTATGTTCAAATTGTTTGCAACCATGTGTTTCCTGGTCAACGGTGCGGTGGAGTGCACCGGCTACGACGACAGCGAACAGCGTGTGTACCAGACATTATCGGAGTGTGAGAAGGACGCCCAGTACAGATTCTACGGGCTCACTGACGTGTTCCGACAGTACGAACAACCTTACGAGAAGATCATCATAGGTTGCGAAGAAATCAAGGATTAACTTAAAGTATTAGAGGATTCGTTGAGATCCAACTGCTGAGCGATGACGTCTCTGTCATGTTGATTCATGTTGTTCAACAGTCTGCGACTCTGATCCGTTATGCTCCTGTTGGCAGTCACTAATTCCAACTGCTCACAGCTCTTGGTTATCTGCTGTTCCACTGTGTACCTGTCATAGTACTTGGTGTCTATCCTGCTGTCACGCTGTGCCTTGTTGGCCACGGCCCGTAGATCCGTTGGATCGGTGACATCTGGTAATCCGCTATCCGCTAAAATCTGATCTATCAATGAACTCTTGTCTGAGTCTGTGTCCGTGGTGTATATGGGATTGAGGTTGCCGCGATTGGTCTCGTATTCCTGGAAGTAGGTCTGCCAGTTGCTGTCCTGTGCCACACGTGCCATCAGTTGTCTCAGCGTGTCGTCCTCTGCCAATGAAGCATAACTGATGTTGTCAGACAGGGTGTCTATGTAAGCGCTCAGGGTTGTGAGGTTGCTGTTCTCCAGTGCCACCTGCACGTTTATCTTCTCCCGCTGTGTGATGAGGTTGTTCCTGTGAGTGAGGTAAGGTTCACTCGCTAGTGCGTTGTTGAAGTTTGTGTGTGCTGTTGCGACTGCTGTGGCAAAACTATCAAGTGTTTGCTGAAAATCAGTCGAGTCGCCAACCACGCCATCTATGAACGACTTCAGATCATCATAAGCCGTTTCTAGTGCGGACTCCGTGGCCAGATTGGCTGTGACTATGAAATTTATTGATTCCAACAATGACGTGAACACGGGTGCGGAACTGTCATCGGTCGTAGTGAATGTGTTGTTAAGTGTGCCCAGGTGGTCGTTCACCGCCCTCGCTTTGTCTGATGCTGGCACTCCGTAGAGTTCAGGGATCAGAGATTGAATTATCTGGACGTTCTGAAGTATGCCAAGAAAAGTCTCAGTCTGTGTCTCGTTTTCTGGCACGGGCACTATGGTGGCATCTATGATCGAGGCGCTGTGTCTTATGAGATCCCCGAGCGTCCTCCCCAGATTGAGGTGTGCGACGTTGTTGATGTCGTCCTTGAGGTCATTCTTCTGTGATGTGGTCAGCACGGTGTTGTCCTGTATGGCCGTGTCGAGCTCATAACTTTTGATCACCCATCCAACCTTCAGTGTGTTGACCGCGTTTTCAAGGGCCTGGTTAGAGAAGTTTGGTTCGTTCTCAACTATTGATAATAGTCCTTTCTTTACTGTCATAGGTTATCCTGCGAACACGTTTGGAGACGCTCCCGTCATCGCACCGGAGTCTGCTTTGTCATCCCGCCTGCCAACTCCTATTCCTTTGACGAAGACAGTTCTTGAACTACCCGTGAGATTGGCCTTGTGTGGAATACATCGCGGACGCTTCGGTGGGTAGTCCGGATTGGGTCTCACGTGTGGTGCCACACGGTCACCCCTCTTCAATATGGGCTTGCCGTTGGCGAACACCGTGAACTGTGACGCCAGCACGGGTGCCGTCCTGTCACAAAGGTGTCCTGTAGTGCATTTATCTCTGTGTCTTGATATCCTTGGCATAACAGTATTTATGGATGCCAAAAAACCATTTGGTTTATAACTTAAATTTGCTGAATTGTCCTTTTTTGACGTCCTGCTTGATGCCACCAACGATATAAGACTCGACTTCTGTTTCCTGGGGGGCCACCTGCATGCCTTTTGAACTAAGCCAGTGCTGGGTCCATGGCAGTGGATTAGTGCCCGCTGGTTGGTCGTACAGTGCGTCATAACCTAACGCCTTCAGTCTCTTGTTGGCGGTCCACTCCACGTAGTTGGCAAGAAGTTTCTCATTCAGTCCGATGATTGATCCGTCCTTAAACAGATGCTGTGCCCAGGCCTTCTCCTCTTCCACGACAGACTTGAACATTTTGATCACTTCACCATCGCACTCTTTGATCACCTGCATCATCTCCTTGTCATCACCAGCCATCCAGTTCTTGAGGATGTGTGTTGATATGGCCAGGTGCTGTGATTCGTCCCTGGCGATCAGTGAAAGTATCTTGGCTGATCCTTCCATCAGTTTCAGTTCACCGAACGCGAACGTGCATGCGAATGAAACATAGAAACGTAGTCCTTCCAACAGGTTCACGTTGACCATCGCTAAAAATAATTTCTTCTTCAGCACCTTGGTCGATCCCTTGCCATTGATGTCCCACTGCTTGGCGTACTCGATGAAGTCATCGTAGTGTTTGGTCACAGACGTGGCCCTCTTAAGGATCTGTTCATCGTCGACTATGGTGTCAAACACCTCTGACGGATCTGAGTAGATGTTCTTGATGATGTGCGTGTATGACCTGGAGTGTATGGTCTCGAAGAAATCCCACGTCACGATACAGCTTTCCAGTTCTGGCAATGACACGTAGGGTAGGAACGCTATCACTGGTCCCCTGCCCTGTACCGAATCCAATAGGGTTTGATACTTCAAGTTCGAAGTGAATATGTGTTTCTGTTCTGGTCTGAAGTTCTGGAAGTCCGCCCTGTCCTTCTGTAGTGAGACCTCTTCTGGTCTCCAGAAGTAACCCAATTGCGTCTGTGTGAGCTTGTCGAACACGGGGTACTTGTACACATCGAACCTCTGTGTGTTCTGGTCCTCACCAAAGAACATTGGCTGTTTAGTGAAGTCAACTCGGTTCTGGTTAAAAATTGTTTTGCTCATCCGTCCTCGTTCCTATGTTAGATTGTACAGGCCTCGCACTCACCGTCGTCGTCTGCGATGGTACTTATCTCCGCGATAGTATTTTCAGGTTCCAGGATCACATCCTCGCCCTCATCCTCCGTGATTGATCCTATGCCCGCTGGTTGCACGTCCTCTTCTTCGCCCTTGAAGTCGTACGTGTTCTGGTAGTATGAGGTCTTCCAACCGTACTTGTATGCGGTCAGCATGTCCTGTGCCATGGCCGATAGGGGCACCTCGTTGTTCTCGTAGTGTAATGGGTTGTATGACCAGTTGCCTGATATGGCCTGGTCGAAGTACTTCTGCATCATGGCCACAACATTGATGTAGCCCGTGTTGTCTGGCATATCCCACAACAGCGTGTAGTCATTCTTTAGTTTGGGGAACCCTGGTGCTATCTGCTTCAGAGGACCCTTCTTGGATTTCTTGATCGACAGCATGGCCCTAGGTGGTTCGATGCCGTTGGTCTCGTTTGAAACAACTGAACTTGATTCCGATGGCATCTGTGCTGACAGTGTGCTGTGTCTCAATCCATGCTTGGTAATGTCTTTCCTCAATGATTCCCATGCCATCCTCTGTTTGTGTGGCACGATCTCGTCCACTTCCTTCTTGTAGTGGTCTATGGGTAGTAATCCGTCTGCGTATTTTGTTCTCTCGAATCCCTCACACTTGCCCTTCTCCATGGCTATGTCACAGCTCGCCCTCAACAGGTAGTACTGGAATGCTTCTGACAGTCTGTCCACCAGTTCCCAAGCACCCTTCTCGGTGTACTTGACTCCGTTCTTGGCCAGGTAGTGTGCCAGTCCGATGTATCCAATCCCAAGACTTCTTCTCCTCTTGGTGGACACTTCAGCGGCCTTGACCGGGTAGTCCTGGTAGTCTATGATCTGTTCCAGTGCCCTGACTGATAGGTCACATAAAATTTCTAGTTCACTCAACTCGCCCAACTGTCCCACGTTGATCGCTGACAGTATGCAGAGTGCTATCTCTCCCTGGTCATCGTGTATGTCCTGTATGGGTGTGGTCGGTAGCGTGATCTCTTGGCAGAGGTTACTCATCGAAACTTTGTCCTTGAATGAACTGTGTGAATTACAGTGGTCCAGGTTCATTATGTAGATCCTGCCCGTCTCCGCTCTCTCCTTCAATAGGTCAAAGAACAGGTCCTGTGCTGGCACTGTCTTCTTTGGAATGGTCTTGTCCGCTTCATACTTCAGGTAGAGGTCATCGAAGTCCGGTGTGCCGAACGCCTCGTAGAGACCTGGTGCCATGTGTGGTGATATCAGTGTGATGTCTTCCTCGTTCATGAATCTCTCATAGAACATCTTGCTGATCTGTATTGAGTAGTCCATTCTTCTGACCCTGTTGTCCTCCGTGCCCTTGTTGTTCTTCAGTACCAGTATGTCCTCTATCTCTGGATGCCATATGGGGAAGTGTACAGTGGCGTTACCTCCACGCACTCCGTTCTGTGTGCAACATCTCACAGTCGACTCGAATTTCTTTAGGAACGGGATCACGCCTGTGTGTTGTACCTCACCACCCCTTATTTTACTGTTGATACCTCTGATACGTCCTGCGTTGATACCTATGCCTGCCCTCCTGGCGACATACAATCCGATCGCCATGTCCGACGAGAATATCGAAGGCAATGTGTCGTCACTGTCCACAAGCACACAACTTGCGAACTGTCTGATCGGAGTCCTCACTCCTGCCATGACCGGCGTTGGTATGTTGATCTTGTGTAGTGAGATCGCGTCATAGTATTTCTTGACGTAACTCAATCTGGTCTTCTCTGGATATTCAGCGAATAAGGTTGCCGCGATCATCATGTACATGTCCTGAGGTGTCTCGTACAGTTGTCCTGTAGATCTGTCCTGCACCAGGTACTTGTCACAGATCTGTCTCAGTCCTGCATACGTGAATTTGAGATCCCTGTCTCTTCTTATCCAAGTGTTTAATTTTTTGATCTCTGTCTTGTTGTACTTGTCTAGGATGCCTTTGTCGTACACACCTAGTCTGATGTTTCTCAGAATAAGTTTCAGTAATGGAATGTATTCGTACTGACCATGTGCTTCCTTCCTCACGTCATAGGAAAGCAGTCTCGCCGCGGCGAATTGGTAGTTGGGTGTCTCCAGACTGATAAGATCGTTTGCTGAACGAACCAAAACATTCTGGATGTCTTTGGTCGTCATGCCATCATAGAACTGTATGTTGGCGTTCATCTCGATCTGTGACGAACTGACGCCTGCGAGACCTTCACAGGCCTCCTCGACCACGAAGTGTATCTTGTTGATGTCTAAGGGTTCCAGCCTACCATCTCTTTTCTGGACTTGGATCGTACTAGAGTTGGTGTTCGGCATTAGGTCTTTATATTTTTTCTGTTTGATTATTGTTTTTGTTGTATCCATATTTATCTAAATCCGTGTTTATAATTTTTTTTGTCGTCTGTCGCTACCTTTCGTATGACTGAAACTACAGCGTCGTTGTGTAATTTCTTAATGTACTAATATTATGACAAAAAAAGTTCTTTGTCTATCTGTTTATGGATCTTTATGCTATGATTGTGGTCTGGTAATCTAAAGTGGCGTCACTACCTGTGCTTGTGGTGGTGTACTTGAGTGCCACGGTCTCTGAACCTGCGGTTGAATCTTTGTCATCCAGCACTGCTGTTAACTCAACACCAATGTCTGATCCGCTCTCTGTGAATGTGTCATCGTATTGAACACCGTTGGTGGACGCACTGATTACTAATTCACCAGTCCTGTCCAGTGTTCCCCTGACTATCTTGTATTTGATCCTCAGACCTTTTCCTGCCAGAGCTGGGTATTCGTTTATCGTGGTGGCCGACGATGTGTTGTCTGTCAGTGTTTGTGATTTTATCGCTTTGTCCTGTATACCGATTCCTTGTAGTTCCGGAGCGGCGTTGAGTTCAGAACTGCCATCCGATCTCCTCAGATCTGATCTCTCGAAGAAGTCCATGATAGAACTACACTCGTCTTGGTCAAACTGTAACACGGGAACTTCTCTGACAGAACCCACGCCTTCGAAGTTGTTGGCTACATCTTTTGCGTACCAGTTACCATGCGAGATTATGTTTCTAGATGGTGCTTCAACCGTCTGTTGGGCCTTGACATAGATTGCCTGTTGACTGATGGTGCTCCAACTGTTTCCTGTGAATTGTATGTCTCTTGGGCCAACAGTCATACCGTTGGTTGTGGAACTGTCCCACTCATCGCCAATGATGGCACCGTAGTAGGCAGTGCTGAAATCACAGTCGTTGAATCTGATATTTGTCGCGTCAAAACTTAAATCAATCAACCTTGCGAATTTTGTGAATTGGCATTGATTGAAATGTATTTTCTCACAAGGCAACGCCGTTGTAGAAGTCACTGTGACTCCCTTAGATGTTGATGCATCCGCCGGAGACGATGTGGCGTATGAACCTTGGAACTTACAGTTATTGAAATACACTTCTTTGGCATGATCCAATGACACTCCTCCGTAGGCCACTGTGTTCCGCAAAGTCATGTTTGAAATTTGTATTTGGTTGACTTGAGCAGTTATATTAAGACCAACATTGCCTGCGTTGTCCTGTGTAACCATCACAGCGTTGTTTCCTGAATTCCTGATGATTGTCTTGTCTGGACCTTCACCCACCAAGTGTGCGTATGGTGGTATCTTGAGTGCGGCATTGATCCTGTAAGTGCCCGCTGGAAAGAAAAGGATTCTCCTAGATCTTGTGTCGCTTTTGTCTGTGTCTATGTAGATCTCGTCAATGGCATTCTGTATGGCTGTTACGTCTGCTGTGGAGTCATCACCTTTTGCACCAAAGTCCTTGACCGATACGTAGTCGTCTAACCTGTCTTGCAGTGTCCTGCTGACCGTGGTTGATATCGGTGTTGAATCACCCAGGTATCCTTTATAGGTGTGTGTAAGCGCCGTCGTGAATGCTGAACTGCCCGCCGTGACGATCTCCGTGTTGCCCACCGCTGGGGCACCATCCGCCACCGTGCCGTTACCTATGAACAATCTCTGTTCGTCGATGACCCAACCCAGTTCTCCCGCGGCCAACTGTGGTAGATCCGTTCTTTTTCCACGTCTGTGCTGTATTCTTGAAATCTGAACTATTGGCATATACTGTTATTTATTACAGTATCTTCTTGTAGTATTGCTCCAGTTTGGCGTACCACTGCCCAACCCAGTGCTCGTAATCGTCTATCTCGAAAGTTTGGTACTCGTTGTTCTGTGTGCATATAAAGATACGACCCGTTCGTATCTGTGTGTCATACATTTTGTTGTGGGCCTCCGAGTATGCCACCAACTGTAAGAAGTAGTCCTCCACCCATTCTTTCTTCTTGAGTTTCCTTGCCTGCTTGAAATCGAGAATAGCCGGTGCTCCCTTGTACACTCCCACCAGGTCCGTTGTGCCCGCGTACAGTTCTGGGTAGTACAGTGAAACCTCTGATCCCCAAACCTCCGACACGTCCTTTAGTCCGTTGTCTATTATGACATTGGCCATGGCGTGTGCCTTCTGCTGTATGAGATTAGATCCCGGCGTCCTGTCTTCGCCCTTGACGTGCCGCTCCAGGCTACGGTGCATCACTGTTCCTATGTTTGCTGACTCTGTGGTTATCTGTTGTGCCTTTTCCGCACCAATCCTTTTACGCCATGCGTGTAGGTGTGTCATGTCCTTTGTAGCACTCAAAACAGTAGTCACACTGGGTACTTGCCTACCGTCGGGTGTTTCATAATGTCGCTTGTGATTCTTTGTTACTCTGGATAATTCACCGTAAGGATATTTCTGGTAATAGGTTATGCCCTTGCTCTTAAGAACATCTTGAGGTATTTTCATATTCATATTGTATATTACTTTAATGATTTTGTCAAAGACTCTTCCAGAGCAGGCAACAAATGTCTCCAGGTCTTTGTCACGTTACGGAACTGATCCTGTCTGTCGTTGTATTTTATGAATGCTTCTTGTAATTGCCTGTACTTTTCAGGTGAGTGCTGATCTCTTCTCAGTTCCTTTATGATGTTCTCGTAGTTCTCATCAAATTTATACTTAGATAGTTTGTCCGCCACCTGCAACCTCCAGTCACGTGGTGCCATGTTGGGATTGCATATCAGTGGATACCACACTGTGGCCAACCAAGTGAATCCATACCTTTCGTTAAATTCTCCGCCACACCAGTGCTTCCACCACTTGATGATGTCGTCCAGTTGGTCTATATTAAGCAGTTGCACGGCAGGACTCAAAACTATTTGTCCATTTGTACCAAGTATGCTCCTGTAGAACTCAAGACTTTGTAGAACTTTGTTCCACACACTTGGGTATCTGATATACTCCGTCCTCTCCCCCACTCCGTCCACACTGGCCCATATCCTCCAACCTTTTAATTTCGGCAACCATTTTGTGAGCCTGGTATTGGTGTTGGTTAGATTCGTAACTATTGTGACATTCTTGCTTCCTAAATTTCCCTGTTGATCGCAGTATTCAAACAGTTCATAGAACTCTGGTATGAGAGTTGGCTCACCACCTATCACACAAAGATCATTTATGTTTTCACTTATGTGTTTGAACATCTTTAACTTGAACTCGTTGTTCTTGTACCATTCTTGTTTCTTTCCTAGTTCGTTGGTCCAGTTATTGACGTTGGCACCTTGTTCTTTGACCCAATGCAACCATTCAGGATCTTGTTCACCGATGTCTTTGGTCTCCATGCCGTGCATGTGGCTGTACATCTGACTACACATCTTGCATTTGAGATTGCATATGTTTCCCAGTTGTATCTGCATAGAATAAGCACTTTTCTGATAGGTGCCATCGGGTAAAGTATCTCCTATAAACTTATCCATGCCCGTCGTTGATCGTAAACTCTGTGTACCTTGCTCTTCCTGTCTGTAACACCTTTCACAATCTCTGATCTTTTCCCCAGCGATCATCCTCCTACGTATGTCCTTCATGCGATTGCTGTTCCAGTATTCTTCTATACTGTGTTTGCTGGCATCGAACAGGGTGTAGTTGTTATCGGTAGGAAGGTCCTGTATGGTGGTACAGCACAATCGCATCTTGCCATTGGGGTGTATGTAATTGTGATTGAAAGGCTTGTCACAGAAAACTTTGCTCATCACACTTTCCTCACAAATCTAGTCTTGGCATCAAAGTGATATTCAGTGAAGTCGTTAACTGGCACGCCAAAGTCTTTGAAGAACTTGTGGGTGACATCTATCTTTTCTACTACATAAGATTTGAAACCCAATATGTTTTCGTAGTAGGCCACGATCTCGTAGTCATCGCCTGGTTCAGTACCATTGTTGTCGAAAGGTATAGCAATAATGTTTTGCTCGTTTTTATTAATTAGGTCTTTGTAATAATCTATGTGTGATATGGCATCTGGTGATTGGGAGCCCATTGCCACAAAGATTGTAGGCTTTCCATATATGTTATCCTCATGGATAAGGCCTAGTCGTAGCGAGTTCAACTGATACACTTTACTTTTATAAAACATGATAGTCATCATAGATTATTTTCTTCTGTTCATGGCTGACCTGGCCATCATCTTCACGTTGATATGTTTTCTTATAGCAGTTATTCATTATGAATTATTTACTGAACTCATTATATGTCTGATCAAAAAAACTAGGATCGTCTTGGTTTTGTAACATGGCTTCATATCCAATGATTATTCCTTTTTCGTTTTCGGTTAGATCGTTTCTAAACTTTTTATTTTTAATACACTCTCGTATTTGTAATGCCTTTTCTAGTATGGTTTTTTGGCCAAACCTGAATTTATGATACCAAACAGAAAGATAATCACTGGATAAATCTAGATTTAGTTTTTCTGATAAGGATAAAAATTCATTAATCCATGTATCTTTTTCTAGATAAAAGTTTCGAAATTTAAAAATTAAATCATTCGGTTTTTTCTTTATCACTTGTTCTAACTGTTTATGTAGTCTAACAATTCTTCTCGCCTCGTTACTTGCTATAGGATGACTATGATTACGCCAATACTCTAAAGCTAACTCGTTTGATTTTTTGTGCCAATCGGGCATCTTTGCGATGTAGTTCAAACGATATTCGATGAAATGTGAATCGAGTTCTATGTATAGGAATTTTAAATTTTCTTCACCATACAAGAAATTTTCAAACTCAGCAGAATTATGTGATATAATTTTAAATTTTTTTTCATTGTACACTTTTTTGAATTTTAAGTCATCGGCGCTATGGTACGATCCTGTGTGTAGGACTTCTTCATTATTTTTTAATCCATAATCGAATTCTGCTATAGGATTACGTCCGATTAATACATGACATAAAAAATTTCCAAGACAGGCCGCTTCGTATTTTACACAAATCATTTAATCAAAATAGTTTTCCCGTTGACCATCTCTCTCTAAGTCCACTGTCAAACAGTGTACACCGCCATCCCAGAAGTACCTGTGTCTTTGTTTCCATATGATTGGTTCAATATTATGTTTTTTAAGATAATCAAAAACAAGTTTATTGTAATTGTTTACAATCACGCATTCCTCACTAATAGATAACATGTTAACATCAAACACAGTTTCCTCCACGTAACCCACCCAAGTGCTGAGCCACTCGTTAACAAACTTTATAAAAGGTTCGTTTTCTTCGCGTCCCGGAACCCACCAACGTCCTCCAACTTTATTTTTTATTTTTAAAAATTTACTGACCTTGCTCCAGGATTGATCAGGCAAGTAAAGTATGTCCCATCCGGGAAAATTCTTCTTATAATCTTGTATGTTGTTGAGCGTCACGATTACACCGGGTTTCAGACAAGAAAAAACTCCGTCAGTGTGTCCATCGCAATTAGTTTCAATCAATTTATATCCTTGCTCTTTCCATCGTTCAACGTAAACGGATCGACATTTTGAATCGAGGTCGGGTGGCAGTATGATACGATCACCTATTTTTATACAGTTCGCACCACTCACATAATTTCCATCTATCACAACCTTTTCATTCTTATCCCAACAGGTATGAAACTGATTTTCATAGTGGTCGGGGTCCACGATATCGTGAATGTAATCCCAAACAGGTAAGGTAGAAATCTGCATACATTGATTGCCTAGTGTCATGAATTCGCCACGTGGTTGAAGAGGAGGGTATTGTAAAGCTCGAGGATTGTCCATTGACATCATACTAGTCTCGTTGGTTAAAGGACTTGGTTGGAAAACTTCTACGTTTAAATTAGTAAGAATTTTCTTGAGATTATCTAGGTCTTCGTTTGTTTCGTCTAGTATTTGTTGCAGTTGTGATCTTAAAATTTTATTTTGAATAAAATCAAAATAATTCTTGTGCCAAGCCTGTCCTAAAAGTATTTTTTTTAAGGGTTGGAAAGGCGAGTGAGAGTTTATTTTTACTTTATTCATGTAAAGTAATTATTTTTATTGTCTACGCTTCATGGCCGACCTGGCCATCTTTTTCACGACATCGGTGCTACCTTGATCGTCGTAGTCCATGGCGGGATCCTTCTCCGCCTCGTGGTCGGTCTTGATCACTATCTTCTCTTGGTCGAAGTCCGCAACAACATTGGCCAGATCACCATCCGCATCGTAGATCCTCTTGAACACGTCGTAGTTGAATGCTGGGTATCCGGTGTTGCTCATGATCTGTTTGACAGCGTCCATGCTGATGTCTGATGGTTGGTCCTTGTCGTCGGCGTCGCCCCTCATGTTCATCAAAACGTTGATGATCGCTGACTCCAGGTTGCTGTCTGACTTGTTGAATTCGAAGAATCTCACGGGATTACTTCCCCGCTAGTTTAGAGTAAAGCCTGTTGGAAGCCTCGAACACTTCCTTTGATTCTCTCTGCTCTCTGCCTTCTGGTTCCGTGCCACCGGCTTCTGCGTCAGAGGCCCCAAACTCGTCTGTCTCTTCTCCACCTTCGGAGTCCAGTGAGTCTAGGTCTGTGTCCATGTCCATCGTGTCATCGGCGCCCATTGGGGTTGATTCCACTTCTTCTCCGGTCAATATTCTTACACCGTTGTCTAACTCTTGTCGAGTCGTCGTCAAAGTGGCTTCCGCCTGTTCAATCGCTGGTTGGATCTTCTGTAGAAATGCGTCCGCCTTGTCGGCGCCCATCTCGTCTCTGATTCTGTCCGCCAGTTCCAGCATGCCTTCGGTCTTCATCGATGCTAGGTCTTCCAAGAAACCCGTGACTTTGTCCATCATGTCCTTGGCCGCTAAAATTAATTCTGATTGTTCTTCCACGCCCTCTTTGGTCATTATCTTCTGCACCACCTTCTTCTCTTCTTGGTCCAGTGCCTGTCCCTTGTCGATCTTGGCCTTGGCTGACAGTGCCGTGTTGGCCACCTTGGCCACAGGATCCATGGTTCCACCGTACTCAGCAAGTTTTCTTTCTGAGATGGCTGTGTTGATAATATCCAACATCATCTGACTCTTCTGGTACTTGTCGTCCTTCAACTCTCTGCCGAAGTGCGTGTTTTGTGTGATCTCGTGTATCTTGGTCCGCACGTGGTTAGCGTAGTCCTCTAGTTCTTCCTTGGTGAACTGTGCGAGATCCATGGTCTGATTGAACCTGGATTCGAATTCTTTGAGTAATGATTCTGTTGTAATGGGTTTTGTAAGTTCTAAGCTCTTCATACTGTGTTTATTTATTATCTATGCTCCGAACGTGTCATTGAAAATGTGCTGTATCCTGCTCTTACATTCGTCCGCTAGGCGGTTAGCGACGTCCAATCTGTCCCAGTAGATGTCCTCCGAGGATTCGTCCTCATCTTTCTGTGCCTCCCTGATCATGCGTTTGGCGTTCTGTATGTCGAAAAGTTGTGAAGCGAACTTGGTGTCCAGGTCCAGTATGTGTTTGGGCACCACCTTGCCGTCCGCCAGGTAGTGCGCCACCAGGATGGCGGTCTGCTTGAGATTGATGTCCTCGTGTAACACACGGGCCTCCAGCATGTCCGCTATCACATAAACATAACGGGTTCCAGTGTACTTCTTGGGCACGATGGCTATGTTGCCTATAAGGATGCCCTTGGAGAACTGTTTTGGTAGGTGTCGGAACGGTCTTCGTGCTTCCTCACGTCGTGCGAGGTCCGCCAACTTGTTCTTGAGGCCATAGGCCTCGATCTGTTTTACCAGTTCTGATTTATCTTTTCCACTCATCCCGGACTATCCTTATCTTCCTATTTAAAGCATATTGGACTCCGGTGTCAAGTTTCTTCCTGACGAATATGGCCTTGTCGGCCAACCTCTTGGCTCGGTCTTGTTCCTCGGGTGCTAGTTGGTCACTCCTGAACGAGTCGTGTGAGTGTGACCTTATGAACAGCATGTCCTCCTCAGTCACGAAGACCTTTACCCTGGGTGCTATCTGTATGAACATGTGTGTTGCTGGATGGTGTGGACTAGCCCGGCATCTTCATCAGGATCACCACCACCGTTGATAGTAAGCCCGCGACCACTGTGCCTGCCGTTGCTATGATTGTCTTGGTTGTTGACTTATGGCTGATGCTCATGTCCTCGTTCATCTTGGCCAGTCTGATCTCGATCGCAGAAAGCCTGTCGTGTAGGCCCTTGTACCTCTCGGCGCATAGGTCCACGTGTGCTTCTAGGTTCGTTTTCTCTAGTTCTGTTGTACTCATAAGTCTAATAAATTCTCTCAATTCCTTCTTGATCTCTCTGATCTCTTCGCCTATTGCCTGGAACTGTGCCTGTCGCATTGCCTGTATGAGCCTTGGTAATGTGTTTTTGTTGTGCCTTAATGTACAATTATTTATCCATAGGCCCAGCGTACGAAAAGTACGTGTTTAAAGTGCGGAGGTCCTGTGTGTCGAATGTACTCAGGGGGAATGTGACAGTCTCCTTGCAGAAAGACAGTATGGGCACCTGGTGGAAGTCCTCCACTAGTTGTGCCACGGGATCTTGCTCATCTCCATACACCCCTGCCTGTTCCGTGAAGAACTGGAAGTGCCATGTGGTCTGCTTGCCCTCGTAGAACGATCCGAAGATGTGGTTCTTCAGGCTCTGTATCTCGATCCTCTGTGGTGGCAGTTCCCAGGTGATGTTTCCCCTCATCTGTAGCAGTTGTATCATGGTAGTGAAGTTTGAGTTCTGGTTGCGGGCTATAGACAACGAGTGCCGGTCATGTATGACCTCACCGGCCTCGGTCTTGAACGGGAACGCCTGTTTCAGGTTGCCGTTGTCAGTTATGTCCACTAAGGTGTGTATCCTGTACTCGTGCATCTATTTGATCTTTTCTTGTCTTGCTATCTCCACTATCTTGTGCTGTTCCTTTTCTATCACACAATCTATGTGGGTGTAACCCATCTCTTTGGCCAGTTGATATCTCTGTCTGCCCTTCCACACCACCAAGACCTGGCCATCCTTTTCTGGAGCCACATCAGGTAGCGTGGGACAACTTCTTCTGTAGAACTTGAGATGAATGTTCTTCCAATAGTCCTGAGTGATTGGCCATAGCACCAGCGGTTTGTCCATAGATCCCTGTGCCAACTCGGGTTTTATCTTCTCCTCATCGGGCACGGTTTCGTAGATTGATGCTGGCACTATCTCATCCATTGGAAAGGTCTGTATTTCATACTTTTTCGAATGGTCCATGAAGTAGGAATCAGTTGCCTTGAGATGTTTCATAGTGATATTTACGTCATAAAAAAAGGGCGAACCTAATTAAAGATCCGCCCTTTTTGGTAATCCAGTCCGTTGACTAGAAGTGATTATTACGCATCACCCCTTTGGTCGAACATTCCGTAGATCGCATCGTCACCTGAAGATGTTACACCTTCTGGTAATAATGTTCTGATCTTCACGTGCTGTGTGTTGTTAGAAGAGTCACTAGATAGAACTGCTCTGATGTCTGCTTCTAGGTCCGCTTCAGCGTCAGCAACAACAGTTGCGTCGTTGGTTCCGTCCCACTCCATGTTCACGTCACCGGCAGTGTCAGCCGCGTTGAACTGTCCTGGTCCACCTTCAACGATGTATTGGTAAGAGTCGATCGAGTTGTCTGCTGTGATCTCAGAAGCCTCTGCCGCGTCGTTGTCGGTAGCCTTAGCCGCTAGTCTGTAAGACGCCGCTAATAACGTTCCGTTTTTGTTGATTACTTTAGTTACTTTGTCAAAATCAGAATTAAGGGCTTCTGGTGTAGTCGCCGTTGTTGTGATTGACTGTGCGAAGATAACTTCAATGAAAGTTAAACCCTTGCCATTGAAAGCCTGTCTTCTTGTTAGATCTGTTGATCTGTTTTGAGTAATAGCCATTGTATTAATCTCCTTTTACTTGTTCAATGATTACGCGTTAGTACCAGTGTCAGAAGCGCCAGTTGTGTTAACTGTCACTGTTGCTGAACCGATGTTAGCAGTGATCTTTGAGTTTGAGTTTAGCGCCTGGATCGCAGTCTGTAATGCACTCGCAGTTGTTGTAGAACTGATAGTGTCTAGAGAGTCTGCTCTGACCATGTACGTCATTTCAGTGTTTGAAACTGCCAAAGATCCATGACCAATGATGTTGACACCTTGGTTCTGGATTGCTTCTTTGACAAGAGCCAAACCTGCCGTGTTAGCAGTTGCTAACGGGTCAGTGATCTCGGCCGCCATTGAGTTGATGAAGTCAACAGTTACGAAAGCAACGTCAACGCCTTCGAATTCGCTTGCCACGTTTGGGGTCGCGAAATTGTTTTTTGCTATAGGCATTTCCTATTTCTCCTTCTTAACTGTTATTAGATGTTAGTTACAACCGCAACTGTAGTTCCACCCACGTCGATGGTAGCATCTTCTGTGGTTGATGTTGAACTAGCTCTGCACTTGACTGAACCCAATGATTGTAGGTAAGTCTGCATGTTAGCGGCCGGTGTAGCAGTTGGTGAAGCAACGTTTCCGTCTGAGTCTCCCCATGTTGTCTCTCTTTCGACAGCAACAGTGATCACACCGTTTGTGGTTGTTACGTTGTAGTACTTTAAAGTACCCCTAGTCTGGATCGCCTGTAATATTCTGTCAACGATTCCATCCTTGTGGGTGTTCGCGTCGATGTCTACTTCTGTTCCTGATGTGTCTTTAACCGTTACTGTGAAGTACTCGATTGCAACGTCACCAAAAGTAGTTGAACCCGCTGTGAACACCGCGTTGTTGTTTGAGTTGATTGCCATTTTTAATCCTCCTTTTTATCTGATTTAAATGACTTTGATGCCGCTCAGGCATCAAGTTAAATGTATTTATAGATTAGTTTGGTAAATTATGCTGTAATATTAAGATCTGGTGCGTTTTTGGCACTCCTTACAGCCACAGTCAGGGCAGTCCAGGCACTCTGTGCATGATTTGTTACAGTGCTGTTCACAGCCACAACGCTCACAGATGTACTTGATCATTCTCTCTCCAGGCACTCGTGGCAATCGCAGACCTCACAGTTATCACAGTTGGTGCACTTCTTTTCGTCGCAGTGTGGATCACAGTTGCATCTATGACACTTTTCTTTAGTCATTATAACTCCTTGAACTTCCTCTGTAGATCCGTGTTGGGCAACTTGTTGTTCAAAAGTTGTTGTAAGTTTTTTATCGTGCTGGCACGCGTCTTGGCGTCCAGGTTCGTGAAGTCGGCCACTCTCCTCCTGATGTTCCTGTAGTTGGCGTCGGTTATGTTCAGTGCCCTCTCCAGTTGTGTGAGGAATCGGTAGTGGTCCTCCCAGGTCCTCAGGTACCTACGCACAGCCATCACGGGCACAGGTTGCCTCTGCCTCATGGCCTGTGCCTGGTTCTTGTTCTTGAGCTTCTTGGTTATCTCTGGATCACCGGATACAATAGCCAACATGTTGGCCAGGTCGTTGTGCACCATCCTCACGCGATCGAACGTGCCGTAGCTCATGGTCTGTGTGCCGTAGTTGTGTGCAAATGATCGGGTGTTCCGCTGTTGGCTCAGCACAGAAAGTGCCAGCAGGCTGAGGTATATCCTCTCCGTCACTTCCGGAAATGTGAACCTCTCCAGGTCACTATGACGCCTGATCACCTTGCCCTCAGATACATACTTAAGAAATGGTGTTAACATAAAGATATTTATAGGCTATATGCAAAGAAACTTTATTCTCACAGACGTTATGAAGACCGGAAACCATCAGGAGTTGGAGGATTTTATATCAAAGCACTCCTTGGAAGGCCAGTCATTTGATATGACCGGACAGTACTATACCCTGCACGACTACAATCTTGACTCGTATGACAGGAGGTTCGCAATCATAGACACACGTCAGGTCAATGATCATTTAAAGGAAAACCCAGAATTCATGGACGAACTGAACAGGAGAGTCGATCTTCTCAAGAGTCAAGGATTCGTTTTCATCAAAGCAACCCCATGGGAATCAATAGAAAACATAGAAGAACATCCAGGATACATGTACCCCGAGATTGATGTGGATCACATCAAGTGGACCGGAGGCACCAGTTGGTTTTGGCATCACATGTACCAACTACACAAGGATAAAACTTTCAACTTTGATCACTCTAACAAAAAAAAATACGATTTCCTGTATCTCAACAAGACGCATAGGCCACACAGACATAAACTATACGAGAGGTTGTATGAAAAAGGCACATTAAGCAATAGCCTTTACACAAAATGGCCAGATAGGAAATTGCCAGCCGAGTATGAATTGCCATGGGCGTTGGATTATCCGCTTTATGGGATGGACCAACAAATATACGAGAAACCCTACAATGACACGGCCTGTAGCATTGTTTCTGAGACCAATGCCAACGACTTTGAGGTTTTCATGACAGAGAAGATATGGAAACCCATTATCGCACAACACATTTTCGTAGTACACGGTAACTATTTGTACCTTCAGAAGTTTAGAGACATGGGATTCAAGACATTCAATAACTACTTCGACGAAGGGTATGATCTAGATCGAGATCCTGATACCAGGATAGACACCATTGTCGATGTGTGTGATAGACTGCGTGATGCGCCATGGCAAGACATATACCTACAGAGTAAGGCACTTAGAAAATACAATCATGATCATTTCTTTAATCCTGAGAAACTCAGTTTAGAAATTAATAAGACCTTAGACCTATTTCTTGAATTTGCTGATAGCCGTCAAGTTTCTTCTTGAGAATCCCAACCTATCAACCAACTTAACAGCATTACCTGACCTGTCAACAGCGACGAAACCCTCCGGCTCTGTGACCTCCAGTCCGCCGTCGGTCTGTTGGAATGAGCCTATGGCCTGAGCCTGGTTCATTTTCTTGAGCACGAATGCTTTCATTGTCTGTACCGCCCTGTAGAAAGTTAGCATGGCCTGTAATGGCTTCTTGGCCCTGTTGAGGAATATGGGCATCTGTTTCATCTTGTCCTGTCTCAGTTGAAGAGCCTTCTGTGCTTTTAGTCCCGACATCTGCTGTTGCATCCTGTCCGCGTAGAATTGTTTGAAACCCTGCAGGAACTGATTGGCGTCGTTGGGCAGTTCACCTTCCCTGACCCGGGAATTGATGTACATCTGGAACATGGGCACGAAATCCTGATTCTGTCCCAACACACTGGCAAGGTTCCTCGGCACGTTGTTGAGCAGTGCCTCCAGTTTCTCTATGCCGTTGTAGAACTGTTTGGTCTCGGCGTCAGTGAACTTGGCCGAACCCGACACGTCCTTGTAGGTGGCGTTATCACAGAACACGTCCGGCGATCGGTTAAATGCATCAACGTCCGCCCCCGCCTGTGCGTCCATCGTGGCCAGCGTGTCTCCCACGTATGTGGTATGGAATATGATGCCCACCTTGGCCCTGTCTATCTGTCGGCCAAGATCGCTCTGCTCTGGCACCGCGTAGGTTATGGTGTTGGGTGTGAATGTTAGGTTGGGCTTGCCGTCTATGTTCTTTCTTGTGATGTCCTCATCAGTGAACAGGAGGTCTCCCTGGTACACTCCGGTCATGCCTAGTTTCTTTAGATGGACCAGACACTTCAGTAACTTCTGTCCCAGGTCATCAGTGCCATGGTTCCTGGCTATGTCCTGCTTGGTGTAGTTGATCTTGGCCGCCTTAGCGAACACCGACTTGGTGCCAACGAAGAATTTTCCATTGTCGGGGTTGACGCCACACACCACCGCCGGTGCCCCATCCCACTTCACAGAAACCTTGACGGCCTCTGAGCTGGTGCCTTTTAATGTTAGTAGCAGTCCCCTGAAGTATTCAATCACTGCCCGGCCACCCTCGTAGCCGTCGGTGATCACTATGTCCTCGATGTGTTCTAGGTGCGTCCTCTTGAATTCTGTAAGGACATCTTCTATCAACATTGGTTAGTCCTCTTGGTATTCGCCGTCTCGTATCTTAAGCACGTTCTCTTTGATGTCTCTGTTCTCTTTTATTCTTGCCACACCTTTTGAGAACTTGGACGCGTCCATGTTCTTTAGTGCTGAGTTGAATTTCTTCTCTAATTTGAATGCCGTGTCTTGGTCAAAGTTCTCCCTGATATAGTGCATCAACCTTATAGCACTCTCAAGGATGTGCGAAGCCCTGCTCTCGACCACTTCCTCCTTGTCCCTTTTCAGGGGCATCGAGCTCAATTCTTCTAATAGACTTCTAGTGTGTTTTTGCATTGTAGGTATTTACACTTTATTGTAGCACAATTCTAGCATAAGTCTACAATAATTTCTTGCGATAAACGAAGTATTTGCGTGAATTGGTGTCGTCCCTGATGTCTAAAACTTGTAGATTGAACATCTCTGCCAGTTCTATTATGAATGGTACGTTCCAGCTGAAGAATTCGATCCAACGGGCCTCGGGTCGATCGTGCTGTATTCCCGGGTTGACCCTGAAGAACATGGTTCCTCCGTTCTCTAAAAGATCCACACACCTGCCCACCTCTGCTATGATCTTGTCCCTGCTACCGAAGTTCACCGAACCCAGACACAGTATGACATCAAACTTCTGATCGGTCTTGTAGTCCAGTGTGCTGACCTCGAGGTCCGCTCTGTCATTGTAGGGATCTATCCCAATCAGGTTGTCTATCTTGCCCTTGAACTCGTTGTAGCCACAGCCCACATCCAGCACTGCACGTGGTTTGAGGCTGTTGACTTCGTCTATCAACGCGACACCCGAATGTTTCCATTTCTTCATGTTGTTGTTCCAATACTTGGAGAAATATTTGTGTAGGCAGGCGTCGTCTATTGCCTCTGCGTACTTTTCAAGTGTGTCACAACGATCGACTTCTACTCCGAAAATTTCGAGTATGTACGGCTGTGTTATTTTGTCTAGATCGTTTTGACTGTGTGCCAGCAGTTGTGCGAATATCTTCTTGTTCATGTGTCTACTATTTTATACTGATAGTGTGCCCGTGTCTATATTCTTTTCTTGATAGGGCTGGCCAGTATCTCCCTGGTCCTGTCAGTCATCACGCCCGTCACCACCAGCATGGGTCTGGGCTTATTGCTGGCGTTGGCCGTCGCGTGTGGTAAATTCTGCCAGTCGAACTTGTGTATGTCACCCGCCCGCCATCTGTCGAACTGTTCGTTGCCATACATGATGAACTGTCCGGGCTCCCAGTCCTGTAGCATGATCATGATCCTCACCACCTTGTTGGGATCGGCGTCCAGGTCATACAGTTTGTCTATGTGCATGTTCAACACCTCGCCCGTGAACTGTATGTGCAGTTTGGCTTTCACCGGTTCCAGTGCGAAGAACTCCGTCATCCTCTGTAGCGTGGGACACTTGGTGAAGTCCGCCAGTCCCCTGTAGATGGTCATCTTGGGATCGGCGCCCGCGTTCCTGAGATCGTTCTCCTCGGCCTCCACGTTGATGTTGGTGTTCTCCCTGCCCGTGCCCTCCCTACGGTTGGCCCAGTTCAATGGCTTGGCGTCGTCGATCACTGACTGTATCTCGGTCTGCCATCCTCCCGTAAACCTGCCCAGGTGTTGGACGCAGTCCGTGTCCCGATGCCACTTGTTGAAGTGGTAGTCGCTCCTTGCTTTTGACTCTTCCCAATTACTTGTAGACATATACTTTAATATCCTTGCTCGCGTAGTTGTGTGTGTGTACGCTGTCCCTTGGGCCTGGTGGTTTTATTTCTAGAACCCGACACAGGTCGAAGTTGTCCACGGGACAGGTTATCCTGCCTAGGTTTTGCTGTATGAACCGTGTGATGTCTGTGTTTTGATCCTGTATGTGTGTCCACATCCGGTCCAAGTTCTCGAAGTGTTGGTAGTTGGGATATGTGATCGTGAACTCTCCACACAGTTTCCACCAGTCATAACATTCTATGTTGCTCCTGCGGACCATCACGATGGGGTGTCCCAGCGTCTTCAGTTCGTCCAGTTGGTGAGCGAACGTGTGTGATTTGATGATCCTCCTGCCCGTGCCCGTGCCCGAGAATGGCCGGTCCCAATTGTCTCTACCATTGTCGAACTCCATACCTGGATCCCAGTACACCCCCGTGTGCATGAGCTGTCTACGTCCAGGGGTGTCGGCGTCGTGCCAGTAGGTCCTGTCCTCGGAGTAGTCGGTGTGGTCGATGTCCGAACTCCAGTAGATGTTCTTGACAACACTACTCCATTTCGATCCGGGGGCACCTGTCACTAATATGTATTTTTGTTCTTTACTCATAGTTTCATTAAACTTTTTTTTATCCACTCTTTATGACTCAACGGTCCTGGAAATTTTTCATATGGTCCTGCTTCTTCGCTGGTGTCGATGGTTTCAAAAAAAGGTAAAAGATTATTTTTGTTTAATTCTAATTCTAGAAAAGAGTATGTTTCTTTATCCCAGGAAGAAAATAAAAATGGAATTTCTTTTTGTGCTAATAATTCTTTTATTTTTAATATAAAATTTTTACTGTTTGACTTATATGAATATGAGTCTAACTTTAAATTTTTTTTACATTCACCTATTAATACTCCTATTTCCTTTAAACTAAACCAAAAATTATTAGTATAAAAAGTACCAGAATGATCATTTTTGGTAAAAACCAAAGGTAATCTAAAAAAATTATTTGATTTTTTAAAAACTGCCAACATTCTATTTAGATCTGGAAAAAGAATAATGACTTTTTTAATTTTAAATTCATCCAGTGAATTTTTTAAAATTTGATATATAGAATCCGCTCCTAAGGACGGTTGTCCAAAATTAATTATTTTTGTTTGAATATTTTTTGAAATTAATTGAGGCCAGCATTCTTGTTTATATATAGATTTTCCATAGGTTATTGAACATCCGAAACAGGCCACTTCTATTTCTTGTCCTTTTGTTAAGTTTTTCTGGTCATAAGGAAGATTACTCCATGTTTTATTCTTATGAGGCGGTTCTCTTACCATTCCATGCAAACAACCTATAGGATTATCACAATCATGAACTACATTGTTATATATAAAATCATTCTCGTTTGACGAATAGTAATATGGAAAAAATAAAAATTGTTTTAAGTTATCTTTTATATTAAAATAAAAATCTCCATTGAAACACAGTACATTTTGTTTTTTAAGATAGAGATTATCTACATATCTATTGCCAATCATTTCAAAACTACAAAACTTATGAAAATCTATATAATTTTCTCCATTAACTTTCATAGATAAAATAGTCACGCTCTGCATTTTTCCGGGAATAAAGTTTTTGAGAGAAAAAATTTTTATTTTATCTACAGGATCATTAAAATTATATGTTATTTTTTTATCAATAATATTATTATGCAAAATATCTTTTGGTTCCGACAATAAAGCGGAACCATTATCATTTATCGATATTTCAAAAGATAATTCTATATTAAGCACAATCCAATCCTCTATCTCTGTTCCTGATACATCTTATCACTATATATCGACACTGCCACACTGCTCCATATCGATTCTGGCGCCCCTGTAAACAGTATTTACATTATTTGGTCAACTCCTCCTTGTACACCGTGTTGTAGCCCAGTTGTTCACTCCCGAAGTCGGCCAGGGTCTTCAACGCCTTTGGCGTGATGAACGATTTCAGCGTCCTCACTGCGGCGTCACCCTCTGCTCCGGTCCTCCACTCGTACTGTCCCACGTTCTTCTCTATGGCGGCACGTGATTCAGGATCCTCTATCATCCGGTTCAGTGCGTCCACGAGTTTATCTTTGTTGGGATTGCCCTTGTTCACCCAGAACGCCTTCTGGAGTGCGTCCCTCCAGCTCTTGACCAGTTTGTATGCGTCATAGAAGTCACCGCTTGGTGCCACTCCGTGCGTCTTTTCATACAGTGCCTCGAACGTGGGTTCAGTGAAGTTGGGATCCACGTCGTGCTCGCCAGTGTTGACGTTCAGCAGTCCATGATGGAACCATGTGATGGCCTCACCCTTGCCCACGATGGGCTCCACGTGTTTCTTGTACGCGGCAGGGTTCTCCCTAGTGGCGTTGAGGTCTCCCCTGATGAACGCCAGTCTCCTCTCGGAACCACTCATGCCCTTGACCCACACGATCTTCTCTGCGAAGACCTTGTTGTAGTCCGCGCCCGGTCCACCCAACAGCATGGTGATGGCCATGATCTCTGGGGTCATGCCCGATCCTGAAGGGAACTTGATCGGTCCGTTGATGGTGTCCGCATCGTTCCTGGCGCCCACTATGATGTTGAGGTTCATCTGTCCTATGGACTCCCATTCCAGGTAGTTGTAGTCCACTGGCTCTATCAGGTATGATATACCATTACCACCATGTGATACCAAGATTGTCTTGTCATCGAACCTCAGCGTGTTCTGGAATTCATCAGGACCCAGTATGTCCCTGGCCCCCGGCTTGTACACGAGGTTGATCTTCTCTCCCAGGTGTTTCTCCCATTCGGCCACAACTATCTGTGCCCACACGGATGTTCCACCTGATGGTTTCTGTGGCACGATCAGGTTGTAGTCGGCCACGGCGACTGATGTCATCAACAGCAGTGCCATTATCGTTTTCTTAAGCATAGTCTATTCGACTCCTTTTTGTTATGCCCCAGTACAGCAACAGTATAACACAGACCATTATGGAAATAAAGATAGGTCTTGTTATCAAGTCAGTCACCGTGTGGAGCGTTGTTAGTTGATAAGTGAGATTGTAAATCCTGTCACTCAACAGGTATCCGATCAGCAGTGCTGGCCTACTGACTTGGAATTTCTTACATAGCAGTCCCATGATCGAGAATGCCACCAGTGTCGCTAGGTCCTCCCAGCCGCCCGTGTATTGTAGGGTTGCCCAAACAATCACTGCCAGTATGAAAGGGAAGTAGTACACATATGGTATGCGTGTGACCCAGCCCGCGAAGTAGGCCAGTCCATAACAGATGATGGCAGTTATGATCGTCCCTAGCAAGAAGGCGAACGTCATGCTGTCGAACAGCCTGTCATCGTAGAATGTGTCGGGTGATCCCAGATCGATGCCCAGGTACAGGAACAAGCCCATCAGTATCGCGGCGAAACTGGCACCGGGTATGCCGAACAGCACCGTAGGTATAAATGACGAGGCTTTCTGTGCGTTGTTGGCGCCCTCGGCACCTACCACACCCCTGACGTTGCCGTCACCGAATCGCTCCTTGGGATTCGCGGCCACCGTGGCCCCGTATGCCAACCAATCTGCCATGGCACCACCTAGGCCTGGAAGTAGTCCTATGAAACTACCTATCGCCCCGCCACGCAGGCTGTCCCGCCAACACAGCACGGTGTCCTTCATTCCTTGTTTGAGATCATGCCAACTGCCACGCTCGGCCTTGATTGTCGTCGTGTTCTTCCTGTTGAACCACCCATCCCACAGTTCCGGTATGGCGAACAGTCCCGCCACGAACGGCAAGATCTGTACTCCGTCCTCGAGGTATCTCCAGCCCATGGTGAATCTTGGGACGTTGTTGACGTCCACTCCCACCAGGCCTATCACGATGCCCAACACTATGGCCAGTATGCTCCTGATGTATCGTCTGGTGGACACGAAGCCCACTGTGACGAACGCCAACACGACCAGTGCCCACAGCTCGGGTATGCCCATCAACATCACGATCTTGGTGTAGTAGGGCAGGAACAGGAATGTCAGTGATCCCCAGAACAGACCGTTGGCGGTACTTGATGTAATGGCGGCACTCAATGCCCGCGTGGCCTCTCCACGCTTGGCCATGGGGAACCCGTCCACCATTGTCGCGGCCGCGGAGTTGGCCCCCGGTATGCCCAAGAGCACACCACTGAATGAATCACCGGTTGTCGAGGATGCCACAACTGCCACACAGAATATCACGCCCAGGTAGGGATCTCCCACGAAGTACGGCATGAATCCAAACAGTGTGATCAGTCCAGTGGTCGCCCCAGCGGCTGGTATCAGGCCGATGATCAAGCCATAAGCGATACCCGCCATTAAGATAGCAAGTTCCATGTTCTAGTCTGTTTGATTGGTAATGTTGTGAACTTCCTTGGGAGCGTTACAACAATATATGTGCTAGTAGTTATCCGTCAACATAATTACTTTATATGAAACTGAGTCCACAGCAGATAAGGATGATGTACTCACACTACCCGGACCCAGACCTGGACGAGGATGAATTCTGGCCCATGATGGGCATACTGGCGGCGATCTTATTAATATGGACCGGCATCATACATCTCATAGACTGGCTCACTTTCGATGTCATACCCCTGTGGGCGGAACCGTTCACCATAGCACCCTTGATATTCCTAGTGATCATGAAGGAAGTGTATGATTCCATCAACCCCCTGCACTGGTGGCCCATGTTCTGGGGTTACCGTGTCAGATTACCAGACGATGAGCGGATAACCATAAGGCCCCTGGAGGCCGAGGACGTGCTGTTGAAGTACGGCGGTAGGCTGAACGTGTGCATACTGGACTACGAACACATCAAATTCCGACGTCGTCGAGATGCTGTGATGTTTGGATTGACACACTTTACCTTCTAGAGGATTTAAACACCGAACCGTTGATCTCCTCGTAAAGCCTCAGTCGGTCTGACAGCTCTTTCACTATCTGAGAATACTCGGCGTTCTGGAATTCCAGGTTGCCCACCTGCGCAGACAGTTTCTTTATCTCCAGATCCTTCTGTTCCACTTCCAGGGCTAGGGCCTCCAATCGGTCTTGGTTCATGCTACCTTCCCTGTCCTTGGTACATTTTAAAAGATCTCTTCTTGGCCTTGTTCATGGAAGACATTTTTACTCTCCTATGACTCTTGCCCTGCGAGGTCTTTTTCTTTGGACCTTTGACGTATCCTGATGTGTTAAATGATGCCATGTACTCATATTATAGTAGACACATTTAAAGGTCAAGTGTATAATGTAAATAATATTATGATCAAGTACCAACTGAGATGTAGATGTGGGCACGAGTTCGAGGGTTGGTTCCCCAGCAGTAAGGAGTACACCCGACAGAAGAATCGTGGCATGGTACAGTGTCCCATGTGCGACAGCACAGCGGTGGACAAGGCCATCATGGCGCCCGCGGTCAAGACTTCCAAGAAGAAACATATACCAGACGAGGACTACTTCGTGATGGGCGAGAGTGCTGAATCAATCCTACGTAAACTCAACAAGAAGATAAAGAAAGACTTCCAGGACGTTGGTAAAAACTTCGCCCGTGAGGCCAGACGAGCACACAAAGGCAAACGTGATCAGAAGTTCTATGGTAATCCCACCAAGGAAGAGACCAACCAACTGCTGGACGAGGGCATAGATCTGTTCGCAGTGCCGGACTACAAGGACAATTAGTCGCTTAGATGCTGACTTTTCTCACCGGTTGACCTTTCACACGTCTTAGTGTATAATTGTAGCATGATACGTAGGATAACAGAGATTGAAACTCCGGCGAATCGTTTATTAACAAACCAAGGAAAAGGAAACAATATGCTACAAGGTATGTTCAATACACTTTTTCCTTCTACTAAAAAGGAAGAAAAAACCATGGCAAACTCAACACAATACGTTGTATACACTAGAAACTTCAAATCTAGAGCTAAACAGATCGGTGTATTCGCCGAGCCTGCCGCTCAGTACAAAGTGAACGGTGAAGTACACGGTGGTAAGATCAAGTTCAAGAACTTGAACGTGAAAACAACTGCTAGAAAAACAGCGACTAACAAGTTGTTATCAAAAGGTTTAGACTTCACAGTGGAAGTGTTAGGTACAGCACCTAAGTCTTCTGCTTTGACAATGAAGTCAAACATCATTTCTCTATTGAAGAAATCAGGCAGAAAAGTAATCAACTACTCTGCTTAATTCCCAATAGTTAAGTTGTTGGAGTGGGCGATAGCGATATCGCCCTCTCTTTAAGGCATAAGTAAAATTGAGACAAGAGTAACAAGACAAGACGCAGAAGAACTAACAAACCTCCCGCCCTATTTTAGATACAGACTACCTCATAAAATTAACAATAACGAAAGAGCAAACATGAGCAATCAAGGAACAGTGAAATGGTTCAACGCCTCCAAGGGTTTTGGATTCATCGCACACGAGGACAAGGATGTCTTCGTACACATCTCAGCAGTCGAGGCCGCGGGCCTGACTTCGTTGAATGAAGGCGACACCGTTACGTTTGAAACACAGGATGGTCCCAAGGGTCCAAGCGCTGTGAATCTATCAGTAGCGTAAATTTAGAGTATAGAAGAGGGCGGTACGGAAACGTGTCGCCCTTTTTTTGTGACTTAAATATCTGTATGAAAAATAGAACAGTTCTATGGTATTGGTATGAGATAGACGAAATAGAGATGGCCTCCGAATTAGGTTTTGATATATTACCAGGAATAATAATCAAGAAACAATATTATGATAAAACCAAAATTAACAGCAATGACTTCAATGTTGTACTGATAAATCATTTCTTTCATGAAAGTTATGATAGAATCAAGGAGGACCTATCGTGGGCCGATCTAGTGATACACTATACCACAGAAATTGTATCAGGTCCATGGCAGGAATATGAAGATTTGATTTTTGAAACTGTTAATAACAAAAATTTTATCACAATATGTAACGGGTTGGCCAACATGCCATGGTATCCAAGTGAGAGAGTGTTCGCAGACGCCCAGACTTTCTTCACGAGGGTGGCAAGATTCTGTCCTATCACAGAGGTAAAAAGAGTACAAGAGCACAGAACTATTATGTTTGACGCGCTTCTGGGAAAGCAAGGTGCTAGACGAGACAAAATCTTCAAAATCCTCAAGCAAAATGATCTAGTAGAAAAAAACTTGGTCAACTATTATTGGGATATGGGTGATACAATCTATAGATCTCCTTTATTGGACATGTACGACAACAATCCGATAATTGGCTCATCTAATCCATCGCCGGCGGAAATTCCCTTTAGCCATGTAATATCAAAAGCAATTTATGACTGTTCATGGTTTTCTATCGTCTCAGAGACCTACTCAGGAACAACATTCATCACTGAGAAGACGGCAAAGTGTTTGCTTACTGGCAGATTATTCGTGATGTTTGGAGAAATGGGGCATCTAGCAAAACTTAGAAGTTACGGTTATAAAACTTTTGCACCATTCGTAGACGAAAGTTATGATCTGATACAGGATGAAGATGAGAGGATAAAACAAGCATTCACACAGGTACACAACCTATGCAGACGAGACGACATTGGTGAAGTTATAAATGAGATGTATCCTATTTTTAAACACAATCAAAAATTACTTTTAGATAACCAGTCTAGATTAAAAAATTTCAAAAACTTTTTATTGCCTTATCTAAATCAAAAAAAAACTTTAGAAAATAACACTGTGTTCTAAATGATCATAGTAAGAACCAAAAACATGGTGTTTGAAACCGTGACTTATTGATTGACTTTCACATATTTCATTGAATTCCTTCCAGTCCCTCTCGTGTGCAAAATTGGCTGTGATCTTCAATCCCTTGTAGTTAACCAATTGGTATGATGTTTCCGCGACAAGATGTTTAACGCTTTGATGCCACTCAATACCAAAATGTTTCATGGAGTCGTTTAGGTCAGAGAAAGTTTTGAAATCAAATGCTCGCCTGAGGTCACAGTCAACACCGTCAAGGAAACCAAGGAATGCTGGGTGATTTTCCATCAAGAAATGTTCTAGGGAGTCGGTGACGATCTCTTGATTTTTAGAATTCACAAAATGGTACCTGTCCCCCGTGCTTCCTTGGTGATGAGTGCCTTTAAAGGTGTCTAGGTCCACGAGATAAAATATTTTAATGGTCTGCATGTATTATGTTGTGTATCTCCTGGACGTCTTTTAATTTTTCTTCTTTGTAGTTGCGTAAGAATTGTAAAGTCAAATCCCAGTCACCTTGCACGTAGGTGGAGATTATCAAGAGTTTCTCATACTCGCAAAGTGACTCTATGTTTTTAGATCTGTTCCTTTCTAGACAATCAACGCTTTCCACTATGTTTTTGGTGAAATTCTCTAGGTGTCTTAGATTGTTCTCACGTTTGGATCGTATGAAATCAAAAGTATTTTGTTTCAGTCTCTGTCCAACGAACGATTCGAAGTTTTTGATGAAGAGGTCAAGATTATCAAATAGGTCGTCCATTTTAATGTTGAAACATTTTTCTGACACACTGTCTTGAGCGTTCCAGTAGATTTGAAGAAGAACCTTATGGAAGTTCCCGGGGTTTTTTACATCGTAGTAATCGTGTAGGGTGTCTTCGTCAGGAAAAGATTTGAACCATTTGATATAATGGAGGTATTTTGGAAAATATGACAAGTGTCTTGTCTCAAAATATGGTTTGATCACTTTCACGCCTTCTGGTATGTTTCTATCGTTGTGAGGATGTAGTGCAAGAACTTGTTCGGGCTTCATGATGCCGTAGTGACTATCATCCTTGGTTGAGTTCAAATCAATGTCAACGTTGAATATTTGTATTCCTATTGCGCACCTTAGTAACTGACCAAACGTGCCCGGATTCCAACTGACTCCCCATTCATTGTTGTCCATAATAGATTACATTTGACGCCTTTGGATATGACCTCCATGGATCGAATATTATAGTTTCATTATCTGCTATTATTTTGTCTGACTCATGCACACGCACTATGACCTCAACTGGATTGTCAAACCCGTGTACAATTTGTCCACCGTGCTTGATCACGTAATGTTGCACCAACAAGGAGTATGAGCCATCCACTAGGTCAGTGCCGGGCTTGTAACTATCCGACGTGAAGAACACGTTCTTACCGTGTTCCAGTACAGCCTTAGCCATGGTCTCGGCCTGTCGCTCCCTGGCTGTCATGATGCTCTCGAATAGGTCATAACCTAGATCAAGTTCTTTGGCCAACCAACGAAGTGCGATGTTGTCTCTGGGATGGCAGGCACCGCCGTCTCCCATTCCGGATTTCATGTATTTGGCACTGACGATCCTTTTTGTGCTTTTAGCCAATGCTCCAGTCACGGTATCAACATTCATGTTACCCAACTTATGTGCTACGTCCTGTATCATGTTGACCAGTGCGATCTTGTTGCTGATGAATGTGTTGTAGAATATCTTCATGCTCTCCACTTCCTCGAAAGTGCCGAACTCCACGCGTGGAGAGTTCTCACACACCTGGTTGTAGAAACTTTCCAACAACAAACTCCTTGCCTTGCAGTTGGTGCCAGACATTCCATTTTTAGATCCTATCATGATCATCTCAGGGTTTATCATGTCGTCCGCAACCGTGCCCATGGCTATCAGGTAAGGGTTGTACATCAGTTTGGTGTTGGTGACCAGTGGTTGTAGTTCTCTCCTACAGGTGCCCGGCAGTACCGTTGATATCAGTACCAGGGTCTGAGATTCCCCCATGTGCTTGTCACACTTGGTCAATACTTTCTTCACAGCATCGTAATTGAAATCCTTCACGGGGAGATGACCGGTCGGTGCTCTCCCATCGTAGCCATCCTCGTGTGGCGTGGGTGTGGCCACGAACACTATGTCCCTGTCCCTGCAGACATCCTCTATGCTTTCTCTGATCTCCACGTGGTTGCTGGTCTTTGGAACGATGTCATAACCTGTGACATCAAAACCTTTGCGGGCTATGGCCTCGGCACACGGTAGGCCCAATTTACCTAATCCTATGAATCCAACCTTGGTTTCATATATGATTTTGTTGTCGCGTAACTGTTCTAGCATATAGACTAGTTATGGCTCGCTATTGGCTCGCTATTAGGTCTTTGATCTTTGATGGTTAGGCCGAGTAATCTGGCAGAGGTCCGCCATAGGCCCGTCCCTTGATACGCTTGCCAGCCACCTTCTGTGTCTTGCCGTGTATCTTCTGTTTGCGTTCACCTGTGCGTTTCATCCTGCCCTTGCTTTTACAACTCGAGATCCATGATGCCGGCAGTTTAGACTTGGGTCTGGAACACACTCCTGCGGGTGCTGGTCCTATGTTCTCGTCTGTGTTGTACACCTCATATATCTTCATCGCGTATGTATTTAACACATCTGTCCAGGTCAAGTTGATCTCGTGCAGAGTAACGCACCGTAACATTTTGTTATCAGCATCAGTATCAGTATCAGCATCAGCATCAGCATTAGTATCAGCCATGTTAGGTTTAGTAGTGTTAGGTGTTAGGCCAATAAATACCCGTATGAAGATCACGGAAATCATCCTAGCGCCGACCAAAGCATCAGACACACAATCTAGTGCCACAACATCTAGTACCACCAAAGATAGTCAGATACGAGATATAGTACCACATAATGCCGTGTCAGAACGGTTCGAAGGCCTTATAGAGGAACATCCGGACCATTCCGCCATCACAGAAGGCGTGAGCCAGATCCTGAGGCGTACCAAGGGTGGAGCCCCCAAACAGGGTTTCAGGTGCTCGTCAGGACCAAGGAAGGGCAGGATAGTGGCCAAGCCAAGCACCTGTTTCATGAAGACCAACCCACAGAAGTCGGCCAAGATCCGTAAGAAGAGACTGATCAAGGCCAAGACGGCGGGCAAGAAGTTGGCCCAGACCAAACGATCAGGGGCGGGCTCTCGCAGGCTCAAAGGCGTACAGATCAAACAGGCCCGTCAGAAGGGCAAGAGCTTCAGGCCAGCCATTAAGGGCAAGGCACCCATCAAGTCAAAGATTGTCAGACCCAAGTAATTTGGACCATTAGGAGTTTTTGGTAAGTTTGATTACCACAGGATCCTGTAGTTGATCTTGTTCCATGGTGTACGATCTAGTCCCCCTCACCCCAGCCACTTTATATTATATACACCACACCAGGTTGACCGTGTGTGGATCCGTGCTATACTGAAGGATGATCACAAGGTTGCAGATTCCAGAGACCATTTATAAAAGCCACGTCAGTGGTCAATGCGAGGCGTCTGCGGTGATCTCGAATTTTACAAGGGAGGAGATATGATAGAGGGAGCATTGAAATTGAGGAGCATAGATGAGATCGTGGACGAGATGACGGAGGCCTATATGTTGGGCGACTACCTGGAAGGGTACACCCAGGACGGAGATGACGCCTTGATGTCACCCAAATCATTCGCGGAGAGATTCCATAATGTATGTTTAGGATTTGGATATCGTGAGGCCGAGATAATACCCGCAAAGATGGAGATCGAGGAGTGGTGTCGAGAACACCTTTCACATCTGGAGAGCAAGTTCAGATGAAGAAGAGAAAAAGAAAAGAATACAAATTAACCAAAGAGGACTGGGTGGAGTTATTGGAATTCTGGCCAATGACGGTGGTGGTGCCAGCGATGTTGATACTGATATTGTTTGGACCTTGGATGATGAGATGATCATAGAAACCATATTCAGCCTGGTGTTATCATTGGCCAGTGCCAGCGAGACCGCCAACACCAGCACCAAGATCCTGTCGGCCCTGAACACCACGACCAAGATAATTGAGAAGACCGAGAAAAAGGAGTGGAAGGCAAGCCTACACGAAGAGGGGCACCAGATAACCAAGGATTCAATCTTAAAAATGGGAGGACTTAAATGACGATATCAGAAACTCATAGACACCATTTCCAGGTGGCCGACATCGGAGCATATGACCTGGATCAGGACCGGAGCATCGTGCCTGAAATCCACAATGTGTTGAAGCATTCCGGGATCACGGCGGTAGTGGACGGCGACGAGATGAACCAGGCTTCATTCACCGTTTGGACTTACTCACCCAGAGAAGCGGTCGAGCAGGTGTTGAAAGAGCAAGGCATAGAACTGGAGGACTAGATTGTCCCACCAGATACACACGGGCGATAACCAAACTATCCTAAAGACATTTGACGAAAACAGCCTCGACGGTTGCGTCACAGATCCACCCTACGGCATGGGCATGGAGGAGTGGGATGGATCAGTGCCAACGACGGAGACATGGCAAGAGGTGTTAAGGGTGCTCAAACCAGGAGCATTCTGTCTTTCATTCTGTTCACCGGAACTGTACCACAGGATGGCCATGAATGTTGAACGGGCGGGTTTCAGGATTATGGACATGATCAACTGGATCGTCACGACCAAGATGGCCAAGACCAACAGGCTGAAGCCGGCACACGAGCCCATCGTGGTGGCACAGAAGCCATTCACGGGCACGATCAAACAGAATTCGGACAAGTGGGGCACGGGCATGATCACCATAGACGGTGCCAGGGTTCCTTGGGATGGCAGGCCGCCCACAGGATGGACACGGGGTGGACACCAGAGACGGGTGTTCGGCAAGAGTGAGACTCAATCAGACAGGGCAAAGGACGGCACGGTGGACGCCAACCCTGACGGCAGGTATCCCAGCGATGTCGTGGGACACTTCGACCAACCAGACATACAGAAATATTTCTATGCCCCCAGGGTCACAAGAAAAGAAAAAGGCGAATACAATGATCATCCAACCGTGAAACCCATAAACCTTATGAGATATCTTGTGAGGATCTACACACCAGCGGGTGGTAAAGTTTTAGATCCGTTCAACGGCACGGGCACCACTGGCATAGCCAGTATCCAAGAAGGCAGGTCTTATGTTGGAATCGAACTCAGTGAACATTACCGGGAGATATCAGAACAGAGGATCCGGGATCACTGTTCAAATTCTGGTAATTTTGACAAGTTGTTCGACTACGAGCGGTGAAAAAATCGCATAGAATGGGAGTTTTTAGGTGGTTGACCGTACGGAGATCCATGCTATTATGAACTATACATTAACCAAAAAAAGGAGTTGAAAATATGTATATGAAGTTGAACAAGATGCTAGAAGACATCAATGTTTTAAACAACGCGGAGTTGGAGCAGGTGATCTCGGCAGTGAAACTGAGAAGAAATGCCCTACACTCAATCAATGCCCACGCCTTCAAGATCGGTGATACTGTATCTTTCACAGGCAGAGGTGGTAGAATTACAACGGGCACCATCCAGAAGATCAAGATCAAGTATGTTTTGATAGACTGTGGCATCCATGGTAGATGGAATGTTCCAGGATCTCACTTAACATTGGTCAAGGAGGTTGTTAATGCCTAATTGGTGCGATAATCAAGTCACTATCACAGGGCCAAACTCTGTGATAGACAAGATAGAGAAGATCGTGAACGAGGAGAAAGGCACACAAGGCCTGCTCCAGTTCATGTATCCTATGCCACAGGAGTTGAAGGACACCACGGCGGACGGTTCAGACAACAAGGAGATGATCAAGAAGTACGGCTACTCGGACTGGTACGGTTGGGCCTGCGATAACTGGGGCACCAAGTGGGACATCAACGAGTTCTACGGTGTGGACAGGCAATATCTAACAGAACAGAGTGAGGGCGAGAGCACGATTTCATTCTCATTCCAGTCGGCCTGGTCACCACCAACGGGGGCCTACGAGAACTTCATATCGGAGAACTCGGAGTGTTCGTTGAAGTCATACTACTACGAAGGTGGTTGCGACTTCATGGGCGTCTGGGACAATGGCGATGACCAGTGTTATACCATATCGGAGACGGCTCCGGATGGTAGCAAGGACGAGTTCTGGGACACCGAGGATGGTGAGATGTTGGACGAGATGTTCGGCATAACGGAATCAATGGCGGACTGGGAGGCAGAACAGGAAGCCGAGAAGGAAGACGTCACAGAGTATGTTAAAGGCAAAGCAATGAACATAGGCGAGGAGGCATAATGATCAGACAAGCGACCAACAAGATATTGGAGATGGTGGATGAAGGCGTCCTGGATAAGGACACGGTCATCATGTCATGCCTGAAGTATATGTCAGAGGATGACGTGGCGGACATGGCTCATGCCAATGAGTTTTTTATCAACGAGGAAGAGTACGATGAGGAGGATGAAGAGTAATGTGGGAAGATGAATTATTTGACGAGATACAGAAGGGTGACAAGGTGTGGTACTGTGGACAACCCGACGATGACACGGTCCACGGACCTGTCAAGGCCTTGATGATAGGACCTATGGGTTGGGTCTGTGACAAGGGTGATGGACAACCAGTGGTGGTCAACGAGGGCGACAACTACCTGGGTCACACGCCTGCCAAGGACAGGCAACCTGACCACTTTGGTCACTTCATGAACCAGTTCGGAGCAGATTAACAAGGAGAGACTATGGCTAAGAAAAAGAAGAAACAGGAAGAACGATGGGATTTCCGTTGCCGTGATTGCGGTTGGACTGGACTCGTGGACGAATGCTTCTACGACGATGACAACGACGGCCTGGCGATGTGTCCCGAGTGTGACTCCAAAGACATGGAGTTGTGGTCAAATGATTAACAAGGAGAGAAGATGGTAAAGAAAAAGAAGAAGGCGACAGCCAAGAAGAAAAAGAAGGCTGTGAAGAAGTCAGCCAAGAAGATCAAGGAACAGAAGAAGTTGATCAGGACGATCAAAAACCCACACAGGTATTTCAAGTTAGATGTGGGCAGGTACGGTGGTGAGGTGGCCATGGGTTCCATAACCAAGGAGCAATTTGAATTC